TTAAGTTTCCCAATCATCGAAGCGATTGTGTCACCACGCTGAGGCACAAAGTTTGAATACCCGCGAGCGATATCTGGACTGCGAGAAATATTGATTCCGAGCGCGTCGTTATATAGCAGGTAAGTTGCCGGAGGATAGCCAGCCATGGTCATCATGTCACCGATGGCGTTTTCTGCGGTGTAGCCGTCGTAGAGGATTCCGTCCTGGAAGTAATACAGCTCAAAGTCGCGCGATCGGTCCATACCTTCAAACTGAAGCGTCGAGAAATTTAGACTCGTATCACCCTGCTCATACTGAATCTGCGGAGGCGCCAGTGTGCCTCGAAAGATGTCCGTGTAGACCGGTGTCGGTGATGCGCTGTCAGATATCGCCACCCGTATCGGACGGTCACCGGTGATCTGCGGCTGTGCCACGCCGGCATCGAGCAGCTTCTGACGCCTGGCGCTCATCTTTAGAGTGGTGCGCGAAGTCTCATCAACACTCAATACCAAATTATCGATGTACTGAGTGATGTCGACTGGACCATTGTATGTCGATGTCGCAGCTGGTGTGCTGCTTGCCATCGCTGCGGATACACCATAGGTCTGCGTGTATGGACTCGGAGTTGTGATGGTCACCTTGATTCGCAGATTCTGAATGATTCCATCTGGCGTGTACGGAGAAAAACCATCGGTTACAGCAACGGCTGTTGTGACAGTTCCTGCGGATGTTCCGACGACATCACCCCAGATCTGTGGCACGAAGGTCGCACCAACCGGAGGAGGATAACGAAGCTCGATGTTTTTGCTGTAAAAGATTCCGGTCGTCTCGTATGCTACAGGAGCGATCTGGACTGTCGGTCTACCATATGGAACCTTCCACGCAAATGAACCAGACGGAAGGATGGTGTTTCCTTCGACGTCATTCAAGTCCTCAAACATATGGCAGAAGTTAGCACCGAAGGTCGAGGTCACCAGCACCTCACGACGCTTGAGCGGGATAATCAACAGGCTGACCTGTCGCTGACCGACAGCACTGGCAGTGGTTACAGCTCGACCAGGATTCTTGTTTGTGTCAGACTGGTCGTAGACACCCTTCTGGATTCCATTTTTGTAGACGATGCATGAGCCGTCGCCACGAAATACCATCTCGACTGTCGATGCGGATCCATAGCCCCACTGCACTCGAAGAAATGGCAGTGATGATTTGTCGACCCAGTTTGGCACGTACGCGCTTATGTACCATCCTTGATTGGCGACATAACTCGCAGTCGTTTTGACATACTCCGCATTCGCAGTGCCGAGCGTCGTCGCTGTGAGGTAATAATCACCCGCCGCATTGATCTCCATCTGCTTCCAGACAGACCCCGTCACGAGCGTGTAGGCGCTTCGTGGCACACGCGCATAAAGTCCGCTGTAAGTGCTGGACCATGCTTCGGTAACAGGGAGAGGTGCTGGCATCGCCGTGTTCGTCACACTGTCAAACCAGCCGGTAGAGTTCGCACGGTCCCATGAAGTTCCGTCGGCACCAACACACACGCGCCCTAAGCCAGGACGTGGCTCGGGACAGTCGACCTCGACCTTTATCGGCCAGTTTGTAGCCATCTAGATTCTTCTCATTTCAGTCACGAGGTTCTGGCGCCCTTGCTGGATCATCATCTTCCGCATCGCGCGCTCGAGGTCCGTCGAAGCTGGGATGAGTGTCTGCGGGATGATTCCGACGCCACCGACGTTCGTTGCGTTGTTCCCTGCATTGAGTTCGGCAGCTGTCACGCCTATGGCTCCCAGACGTCCGCCACCGAAGGTCTGTTTCCGCAGATCGAGCAGATCTCGAGTGCTGCCGGTGTTCTTCGCGATCTCGTAAAGATGACCTTCCATCGACTTCGCCATGTCCACAAATGCTGCCTGCATCCTGGCCGCATATGCCGCGATGTCGACCATGGTATTGATAAGGCCTCCACCCTTGCCTTCGGTCGACTTTGCTGCATCAGCAGCTGCTTCTGCTGCTTTGCCGATTGGAGGTTTTGTATCTGGAGGCGAAAGTGCTGTGGTGCCTCCAGTCTTCTCGCCGCTTTGCTCCATACTGTCAAAAATGGCATTCATTCCATAGATGGCTGCACCAGCAGCTACAACGCCAGCGAGAACCTTTGCGATACCTGCTGGACCCGCCAGTGCATTGACCAACGCCTCACCAGCCGCTATTAACTTAAGACCGTTTGCCAGCTGCTTCATAACTTTGACGAGGGTAATGATGCCATTGACAATCTGGACTGCAGTGATGGCAGCCAGTGTCGCAGCGATACCCATAAGGATGGTCTGTGCAGCCGAACCATTGACCTTGACAGAGTCGAAGAACTTTGTGATATCTTCAAGGCCTTTTGTGATGGCTGGCGTCACAAGGGCCAAACCAGCACCGAAGATATCACCCACCTTGACCTTTAGTTGTTCAAACGAATCGACGATGGTTGCCATTTGCGAATTTGTATTCTTCGCCATGCGCTCCGTCATGCCGCCGTACTTCTTGTCAATAACGCGGAACAACGCGTCGAGCGTTTCTGACGCACTCGATATCAAGGTTCCGTTTTTGTCGAACGTGATTCCTTCGCCAGCAAAATCCTTTTTGGATAGACCGAACATGCTGAGAGTTTCACTGTCTGGCATGATGCCTTGATTCAACTTACCCATCATGTTGACCAGGGACTTGAGGTGTTCCTCATCGGCACCGAATGCCGCGCCAAGATCCGCGAGTTTCGGGAGTGCCTTTTGCGCGTTCAAACCCATCGCCTGCAATCCTACTGCGGCGTTCGCGAGCTGCTTAGTTGTGAAGGGTGAAGGACCGGCGACTTCGCGAACCTTCGCCATCACCTTTGCTGCTTCAGCTGCGGATCCTGTAACGACTTCGAGTCGTGTGGCTAGTTCCTGAGCTTCTCCGCTTGCAGTGAGTGCAGACTTTCCAAATGCGATCAGGCCACCCATGGCACCGAGTGTGGCGCCAAGTTTTCCAAGCTTTGACAGCTGATCGCCATAACTTACAGCCGAGGATTTACTATGGTCTAAAGCATCAGCTGTCGACTTCGCCTCAGCCTTGACGTTCTTCAGCCCCTGGACAGCATCGCCAGCGCCTGAAACTTTGAATACAATGTCGAAGATGCCGAGCGCCATTAGAGTGTCCTTTTAGCCATGACCGACATGACGGCCTTGACAATTTCCACGATTTGATTGTCCCAGACTTCAGCCGCCCATGCGACTTCGGCGAACTCGTCCAGGCTGAAATCGGTCTCACGGGGATGGCGCTTCAAATGCCGCACACTTGTGTACAGTATTGTCTGCGCCACCCCGCTCAGTCGTTTGGGACTTCGTCTACCGCCGCTGCAAAGTCAATCGGAAACGCTTTGGCAAACTCAGCCACGACATAGAGGTATATGTCAGAGCGGTCACGGGCCAGCTGTGCGAAGCGCCTTCCAGGATTGATTTCACCATCACCAGGCTGAATCACATAACACCGTGCCATGATCATCAGGATTTGCAGCATCTGAGCTGGAAACTCAGGGTATGCAATCTTTAACATCTTCTCAACTTCGGGTCGAGGAAACAGATCGGATGCCTTCGGTTCGCGGAAAACGATTGAACCTGGCGTTCCTATGAAGCGCTCGATGTCGACTACGAGATTCGGTCGACCCTCTAGTTTTGGAATGTTGTCAAAGATTGAACTCAAGTTATGATCCTGACAGACCAGTGATTCCGGACACGCCAAGCTTGATGGTCGCGGTTTCGGTCTGTGTTTCTTCCGGAGTCAGGGACAGTCCTGCTTCAGTAACCATACCAAAATACTTGACCACGTTGCCAGCAACGGAACCTGCACCATCGAGGTCGACATCAATCTCACACCCGAATCCGACTTTGGTCTGGAAAAGAGGACCAGCGGTGTTGTCGATGTACAGCTCGAGGTTGACTGTTCCTGCCTGTGTTGTCGGCAGGGACGCCTCATAGACCGCGCAAAGCGCTGTCGCATTGACCATGTTCTGTGTGACTGTTGTGCTGAATGACTTCGCCAGACACTGGATAGATGTGGCTGTCGTGGACGGGAGTGCAGTGGTGTCGCCGGTTAGAGCAGCTGCGGTGAAAGTGATTGTAAGTGTTACATCTTTAGCGAGAAGCGGACGGGCCATAGTTATACCTCTGGTGTTATTGTGGCAACGTAAATCTGAGCGATGCCATTATCGACGCGACCATCCTGCGACACGTCGACCGATGATGATACCGATGCGCGATTCAGGAAAAAGACAGGAGTCGTCGTGTTTACTGTCTGTCGGTTTAGTAGTGTATCGATTCGGTCCACGATGGCCTTGATGCGTGCCATCGAGACAGCACCAGACTGCGTGTCCCAGCACCACACCTGATGCACGGAACTGGTGAGGATTCGACCGCCACACATGGCCGTGATGTCGTCCTGTCCATTGTCAGTGTGACGTACGACGATGTAGGGAACCTGTGGCTGTCGAAGGCTGATCGGGTCCTTCTCAGGAGCCAAGTACAAATAGATACCCTGCTGGTACGATGGCGATCTGTTGTCTACCGCCAGTAGTCCCTGGAGCGTTGCATCAACTGTGAGTGTGTCATAGATCCACTCATCCACGACTAAGGATTCAACCATTGAAGTACTTCCTCACTACACCTTGAAACACGGTCCATGCCTTCGTGGATGCTGGTATCGCGAACGGTCGATTCTTCTTGAACTCCAAGATCTTGCCATAAGGCGCCGCGATGCTGATCACGTATTCGTAGTCATTGACTTTGCCGATTGTGATCGAGGTCCGCAGGTTACCAGTCGCCACAGCTGGTGCTTGTCCTGGCGCGGATGCTTGATACGTTGTCTTTGTTCCTGGCATCTTGTATCTGCGGCCAGACTTCGGACCAGTCATCAGTGCAATCATTCCGGTATACGAAGCACTCACCGCATTCTGGAGAAATACAGCCAGCATGCGAAAACGTTGCTCCGCATCGTCAAACCCGGACAGGTCGACCTTGACGGTCATGGCGCCAGGACCTCGATGAGTAATGGACCGAAGCGTCGCACGGTAGTCGACACAGTGAACGACAAAGTCAGGCGAATCACAGCTGCTGTTGGATATGCAGCAGGGTTCAGGATCGTCACAATGCCCTGTGAAGAGAGAGACTTCGTCAGCGTGGCGCTTCCTCCACCGAACGAATACGCGACGCCTGTGGCCGCATTCGTGTATGTCGCCGCAAGAGTGCCTGTCGTGATGTCAATCGGTGAGCCGTTTGAATCCACCAATCGCACCACGTACGTGTGCCAGTCACCCGTCCAGGCTGCGAGCTGCACAACCTGTTCCGGATCTTCGGTGATGTTGATGATGTTCACACTCATGCTGGCCTCACATACAATCTCAGCGGTCCAAAGATCTGCGTGTCGGTCGCTCCGGTTGTCCTGGTCACAGTCACAGTGTACGTGCCAGACGTGTTCGTGACCGTAGTCGTGAGACCGAATGATAATCGCCCATTGTCCGCATACGTGGCGGTTCCGCTGTACGTGGCCACGAGTGTCCCCGCTGAACTGTAGACCTTCGCTGTGACCGTCGCGCCAGTGATGTCGATGCCTGTGCCATTTGCGTCAGTGACCTGGACATCAATGCTCGTGGCTGTGCCGACATTGACATCGAGCGGCTGATCAGCACCTAAGCCATCAGCCAGGAGTTGATAGGGTCCAATGTGTACGCTGGTCGCAGCTGACACTGGCGTCAACAAATCTGCGGAAATGTAATCTGTTCCGTTGTGAAGGAGAGCGCCAGAGAGCTCGGAAGCAGCTGCTGTTGAATCGACAATCGCGTGGATATTAGCCTGGATGTGATTCGATGTCCCGACATCCACAGGACGATTGTCAACCGTTGTCTTTAGTGTTCGTGCTCCAAACGTAGATGCTGTTACATGCGATGTGTATGGTTCATCCCACACCGCTGCGGCTGTCTGCGCTGCCGTCAATCCACCACTTGAAAGTGTAACGGTCAAGACTGCTCCATTCGTGCCGCTTGCACCACGCACCACGATCGTGACATCAGATGCGCCAGCGGCGAAAGCAGCATCAGGAACATCCAAACGATACACGCCCGGCACAAGGGAGGACGATATCTCTGCAAAGCCACCTGAAGTCCACGCGCCTGTTGCTGTCTGCGTTACCAGCGTTATAGCCACCGGAGCACTCTGGTTGCGGACGTAGTATGCCGCAAGACCGCTCGTGGAAAAGGTTAGCCCTGTAGCACCGAGGTAGAGTTCGATGCTTTGTGAGGTGCTTCCGGGAGCGATAGTGATTGTAGATGCGTTGCGCTCTGTTGGGACGTATGAGCCAACGGATGACAGATTTCGGTATGTTGCGGAACCTGTATCTGGGCTAGTTCCCGTCCACGTCACGCCGTACATATCGGTAGCAGGTGCGCCGGTTGCCGTTCCTGCCGCTGTGTTTGGGCCACCTAAAATGCTACTAAACATCTGGAATGTTCCCAGTCCAGTTTGTAGTTGATACGGAAGAATCAACCCGTGGCTAAATGTTGTCGTGGTTGTCACGCTCGTTGGGACGTTATTTAAGAAGATACTATTTGATACAAATCTATTGTATGTCTGCGTGAATACGTTAGCAGTATCTGCGTATATTGCATAAGAGCCGTTATAAAACAAGCAGTTTGAAGCATTGGATTTAAAACTAGCGTTTCCTCCTTGAACGTCAATACCTGCGTTTTCACAACAGAAAAATGTATTATTGAAAAATGTTATTTGACAGTTGATATCTTGACACCCACCACCAGTTCCACCTAAAAATAGACAATCGGTTACTGACGTAGTATCCGCAACATTCTGACCAGTCATTTTAAAACCATAGTAACCGCCTATGAAACTACACTTTGAAATAGTAGCGGCTAACGCAGTACTAGTAGGTGCTGTTAACGTGACCATAAAACTACTAGTGCTAATGTCAGTACTTGTAAACTGACAGTTTATAAAACTTATATTTGTGCTTGTTGTAAATGCAACGCTGCCGCCATCAAAAATAATGTTTTGAAATGACAGGTAGTTTTTACTTGTTGCAATTATAGATGTAAGCGTTGGTTTCGCTCCAGCAGCAGTAAATACAGTCCAATAAACCGGCCCAGCCGCTACTCCTGTAAACTGCGCCGCTGTAGGGTCACCAATCACAGACGTTGTTGCAGTGGCTGAAGTCATGCCGATAGTAACCGATTCATTGTATGAACCGGGGGCGATGTAAACTGTGTCACCCGATGCGATGCCTGTTGCACCTAGTGCCTTGGTAAGTGTTTGCCACGCTTGATTTGTCGCTGGCCCTAATCCAGTATTAGCGTTGTTACCGTCCGGCCTTACATAATACGTTGCCATTATTCAGCCGTCCCTGTCACGATTTCCTGAGCCATAACAACCGCAAATTGATTTGCGTATATCTTTTGGAAGTCTGCATCCTGCGTGACCCACCACGTAAAGACAGAGGTTCCATTAGGGCCGTATGTCCCTATCAGGTTGTTGTCATTATCGTAGATATCACCAAAGACAATCCAGTCACCGGGGACGTTAGGGTTAGGCTCCAGCCGGTAGTTTTGCAGGTTCATTTGCCCACCTTCAGGCTGTTCGCATTCGTACCCTTGAACGGCATCGTGAGGAACGCCAGCACACTAGACACCGCAGCGGAGACACCAGCCGCTACCGCCTTCGAGCCGTAGAGTGCCAGCACTGCGCCCAGCTCCGAGATGTCGTGTGCTTCGGATGTGCGGACACCATCGCCGAATACCGAGGTGAAAGCAGCTACGAAAGCCACGATCACAACGACCACCAACCGCTTGATTGAAATGCTGTTCATCTTTGTATGATCGCCTCCATGGCTGAAACTTTGTTTTCGAGTTTACCGAGTCGCTGTTCGATGCGGCGCACTTCCTGCTGTTGACCATCGAGCGTCGAGATGATGTGTGCCACCTGAGTCTCCAGGCGCGTCAGCCTGACCTGCAATGCCACCCAAGCGGCACCGATTGACACCGTCGTGATAAACGCCTGTATTCCGATTTGGACCCACATCTCAGGACTCATGCATACACTCCACCAATAACTTCACCTTTATCATGGTGCGATGGAGTCGAAGCTTGCACCACGCAGTGGATACACTTAGCCGTTTGTCCTGGCGCGGAGTCCGATGGTTTGACTGACTGCGTTCGTGTGGCCGTAGTCTGATCCGATCACCTCGTAGTATGGCGCCAGGTTCTGAGGATTCCCGCTGGTGTATATTCTGTCATCGGCCTTGACTTCGACGTCTGGTGAGCACGTCAGCGTCCATGTACCAGACTGCTCGATCATGCCACCGACCACGCCTTCGGTATCGCCTGTGTTACTGATGGTGCCACGGATCTCAGCGACCTGTATCCAGTGCTGTGACACGCCGCCGATACCATCCGCCGCATTGACGGTTCTCCAGATCGCGACACGGTCCGCGTAGGAATACGCCTGGATCGCGTTCTTGAGCGCGTTGCTGTAAGCGGCTGGAATCATACGAACACCATCGGTGAGAAGCGCTTTGCCTGGTCGAGACAGTGCTCACGGAGCACGGCCATCTTTGCGTCGACCTGACCATCCTTGACATCAATTAGGTGCGTGATGCTGGACGCTTTGCGGATCCACCCTTGTCGCGCAGCTGTGCGGATGTCGTATCTCTCAACGTTAGCAGGTCCAATGTCCTGCCACAAGAGGTCACCACTGCCGTCATTGACGCTGTAGCCGGTTGTATTGGTCCACTGCGGGAACTGTGGCTCAGTGGCGCTCGATGTCCCTGCGATGACGCACTGATAGAGTCTGCCATTCGCTACGGTCGGGGTGATGATGTCGCCAACGACGAAGGCTGTGGACGCGGTCCAGACAGTCCAGCGAGCGTGATCGTCCACGAGCTGCTGGAGCGCAGTGCTGTCCAAGAACGGATACTGATCTGATGCGACCATCCACGCGAGACGGTCGAGTGCTTGAGTCCTAGTGAGTGGCATGGTTTACATCCTAAAAACAAAAAGGGAACGGGAATGGTATCCCGCTCCCCTTGACTGAGTGCCTAACCGATTATGCAGCGGCAGCGCACTGAAGGACGATGATGGAACCAGGGACCTGGTTTCCAACAGTTGCATCGACGTTTCCGACATCGAAGCAGTTGAACGCATAGCGCTCGGTTGCCTTGAAGGTTAACGCATCCTCGATGAACTTGACCTGGTCGGAGACTTCGACCGATACGCCACGACGATCGCCGAAGGCGACACCCTTGGAGAGATCTCCGAGGACTGCGATGGTACGAGATGCAGCTGGTGCCGATGGCATGTTCTGAACGAACGAGATCGGGATACCGAACAGTGTTGGTTCAGGACCGTACGCGTTCTGGATGTCCATGATGCTGTTGCCGCTCAATGCGATAAGTTTATCTGCGACACCGTTGTAGAACACCTGCTTGTGCATGTACCAACGTGGTTGCGTGGCATATGGCTGAAGCTTTGCGACCATCGACTGGAAGTTCGCCAGAGTAAAGCTCGAGAGTGCACTATTACTACCAGCAGCACCAACGACCATCGATGCAATGCTCGAGAATGTTCCGGACAGCGCTTTGATGCGTGGCATGATTCCGGTGATGGAACCATAGGTGCTCGTGCCATCGCCCTGGAATGCAGCTGCATCCTCAGCGAGTGCGAGACCGTATGCGAAGTCCTGCGCCAATGTTGCACCGAAGTCAATGACGGTGTCTTCGTTCAGTTCCTTGGACACGATGGTCAAGATCGCGAGTTTCTTCGCGGTCAGTGCGACCTGTGTAAAGGTGATGTCGGATGCCGTGATTGCTGTCGCTTCACCAGGATAATAGGTCGTGGTGCTGGTCGATGCGTTCGGGACATTGAGGACGTCAGATGTCATCGGATAGATGCGGCTGTATCGACGTGCGATACCTTGCTCGTTGCGGAGCCAGATCAGGCTGGACGAAACGATTTCGGGAACCGTATATCCACCAGCGCCGTTGTCACCTTCGGTCTGCGACTTGACGCCATGCTCGTTGCACCATTGTGCAGCCTTAGCATTTCCGAGGACCGTACCACGCACCCACTGGCCGAATGCGTATGCTTTGTAGTCAGCCTCGTCCTTCGTGCCAGGGAATGGATTCCGGACAACACTGCCAGACTTCCATGGCTCAGACTTTGGCGCTTCGGATGCGACAGGAGCAGGAACGGAGCCGAACTCGCGGAGCATGTCGATGCGCTCAGAGAGAGACTTTGCGGATGCATGCAAGCGATTAGCTTCGGACATATCGCCGCCATTGATGAGTACTTCTTTAGCAGCTGCGATTGTGGATTGTCGCTGTGCTTCGAGTTGTTCGATGTTCATTAGGATAACTCCAGGATCATGAGCTGGCGGAGGAGAGCGTTCTTCGCTTCGTCCACTTCGCTCGGTTGGTCGACGATGGTAACATCTTCGCTCGACGCTTCATCCCGAAG